GAAGCTCTGCCCGCGCCACTGGTGGCGCTCCAGGATGCGGAACTTGCCGCCGGCCGTCATGGGCGGCGCCAGCACCACGCAGCCGGCGCTGTCGCCGTTCAAGGCCGGGTCGTAGCCGATCCACACGGGCCGGTTGCCGAACGGGCGCAGACCCAGCAAGGGCTTGTAGTCATCCCACTCCACCCAGGAATCAACCATGCAGCGCTGCAGCTCGGCCAGTGGGAAGACCGAAGCCGAATCGTCGATAAAGTTGCACATCAGCAGGTTGTCGAACTGGTCCGGGCTGTATTCGAAGTTGCGCAGCTCGTCGATGTCGAACAGGTTGCAGCCGCCGCGCTCGGCGTCGAGGATGGTGACGATCTGGCGCCAGATCTTGTCCTCGCCCGTAAAGCCCGACGACAGGCGGCCGTGGCTCACATCGATATTCACCTGGTCGGCCTTGGCGCGGCGCTTGTTGAACAGCTCGCCCGTCCAGAACGGGTAAGCCTGGTGCGTGGTCGAGGATGGCGTGGAAAAATACGTCTTGCGCCATTTCTTGTGAATGGCCATGCCCGAGGCCACCTTGTTGAGTTCCTGGAAATTCTGCGTCCAGAAAAATTCGTCAAAGTAAAAATTGCCGTGGTAGCCCTGCGCCGTGCGCGCATTGGTGCCCAGGAAATACAGGTGCGCACCGTTCGGCAGCACGATGGGGTCGCCCGTCAGTTCGATGCCGGCCGCCTCGCGCGCGAATTGCACGATGTATTGCTTGAAGACGTGCGCCTGGCTTTTAGAGGCGGACAGGAAGATTTGATTGCGGCCCGTTTCCATCGCATCGGCCAGCGCCTCGCGCGCGAAATACCAAGTGGCGCCAATCTGGCGGCTCTTGAGGATGGCGCGCGTGCGCTGGTCGCCGTTGCGATACCAGACCTTTTGATAATCGAAGAGCGAATCCTGGAAGGCGTCGAGCAGCTGGATTTTCTGTTCTTCGCTGAAATCGTTGCGCGTCGGCTTCTTCTTCGGCCCGGCATTGCGGTTCGCCAGCTTGGGGTTGAGGTCCACCTCGTTGCCGCCCGGCTGCTCATAGCGGCGCACGCGCGCCGCCTGCACGATAGCGCGCATCAGCAGATCGATTTCCTTGTAGTCGCTGCCGCTCTTGACCTCTTTTTCGATCAGTTTCACCAGGCGCAGCTCGGCCGCTGCCTCGACGTGCTCGATGGCCTGCGCCTTGTCCCACTCGTCGCGGACCTTCCAGCTATTGATGGTGCTGCGCTTGAGTCCCAGGTGGCGGGCGATGGACGAAATGCGCCAGCCCTTCCAGTACAGGGCGCGCGCGGCACGGCGCGGCTCGGATTCGGGCACGGCCAGTTCGGCGATTTTCTCGTCCGCCGTTTGTTCGCTTGTTTTCTCGATTGTCAGCATGCCGCCAGCGTAGGCCGCGCGCGCGCGGAGCGGGGAAAGGCAAAAGTCGCTATTGCCCATAGCAACCCGCACCACATTGAATCGCAGCGCCAAGACGTTGACCATGGCGTTATCCGATCAACCGAGACACGCCACCATGCCTAAATCCCAATTCTTCCGCGTCGCCACCGAAGGCGCCACCACGGACGGCCGCAACATCGACCGCGCCACCATCGAGCAGATCGCCGCCACCTACAACCCGAAGACCTACGGCGCGCGCATCTGGCTGGAGCACATTCGCGGCATCCTGCCCGACAGCCAGTTCAAAGCCTACGGCGACGTGATCGCGGTGAAAGCCGAGGAAGTGGACACCGACAGCGGCAAGAAACTGGCCCTGTTCGCGCAGATCGAACCCACGCCGGAACTGGTGGCCATCAACAAGGCGAAACAGAAGCTGTACACCAGCCTGGAAATCCAGCCCGACTTTGCCGACTCGTCGCAGCCCTACTTGGTCGGCCTGGGCGTCACCGACAGCCCGGCCAGCCTGGGCACGGATGCGCTGAAATTTTCCGCCAGCCGCAAGCAGCAAAGCGCCAACCTGTTTACTTCGGCCGTCGAGGTGACGCTGGAATTCGAAGAGCAGGGCATCAGGCTGGCCGACGCCGTGAAAAACCTGCTGTCGCGCTTTTCCACCAAGACCGGCACCGATGCGGCGCAGTTCGCCGACATCAGCGAAGCCGTGCAGGCGCTGGCCGGCCACGTCGTCACCGCCAACGACAACTACACGGATGCCATGGCCCGCCTGGAGAAAACCGAAACAGCATTGCAGGCCACGCAGGACGAGCTGGCCGCCTTCAAGGCGCAGATGGACGAAGCGCCCGGCAACGGCCCGCGCCGCCCTGCCGCCACCGGCAACGACGGCGCCGTGCAGACCGAGTTTTAAGCGCCCTCGCCATTCCACGACACCCCATTCAACAACGGAGCACTGATTTATGAAAAAGCAAACGCGCCAGGTCTTTGGCCAGTATGAAACCCGCCTGGGCCAACTGAACGACACGGACAACGTGGCCAAGACCTTCAGCGTCACGCCCAGCGTGCAGCAAAAGCTGGAAACAAAAATGCAGGAATCGAGCGAGTTCCTGACGAAAGTGAACATCATCGGCGTGACCGAGCAGGAAGGCGAAAAGCTGGGCCTGGGCGTGTCCGGACCGATTGCGGGCCGCACCAACACCAAGGACAAGGAACGCAAGACGCGCGACCTGTCCACCCTGGACGGCACCAAATACCGCTGCGAGCAAACCAACTTCGACACGCATTTGAACTACGCCAAGCTGGACGCCTGGGCCAAGTTCCCCGACTTCCAGTCGCGCGTGGCCAATGCCATCCTGACGCGCCAGGCGCTCGACCGCATCGTCATCGGCTTCAATGGCGTGAAAGCCATGGCTGACACCGATCTGGACGCCAATCCGCTGCTGCAGGACGTCAATAAAGGCTGGCTGCAGCACCTGCGCGAGCTGGCGCCCGAGCGCGTGCTGGGCCTGGTCGCCGCCGGCATGCCGGGCAAGGTCATCATCGGAGACGTGGACGGCGCCGACTATGCCAACCTCGACGCGGCCGTGACCGATGCCGTCAACCTGCTCGATCCTTGGTATCAGGAAGACACCAATCTGGTAGCCATCGTCGGACGCAAGCTGTTGAACGACAAGTATTTTCCATTGGTCAACACCAAGCAGGCGCCCACGGAAACGCTGGCGGCCGACATCATCATCAGCCAGAAGCGCATTGGAGGCTTGCCGGCCGCGCGCGTGCCCTTCTTCCCCGATAACGCCATCCTCATCACGCGTTTCGACAATCTGTCGATCTACTTCCAGGAAGGCGCGCGCCGCCGCCGCGTCGAGGACGTACCCAAGCGCGACCGCATCGAGAACTACGAGTCGTCGAACGACGCCTACGTGATCGAAGACCTGGGCCTGGCCGCGCTGGTGGAAAACATCGAGCTGAAAGACAAGTAATGGCGAACCAATCCCCTGCCCTGCGCCACCGCGCGCGCATGCTGGCCGAGCGCACGGCCGGTGCCGCCGCGCCGCTGGGCGTCACCACCGGCACGGCCTACGAGCTGATGCTCTACAAGCTGGCCGACGACCGCCGCCGTCTGAAAGCCATCCAGTCGGTGGAACGCAAGATCGAGGTCAAGGCCACCTTGCTGCCGGATTACGCGCAATGGATCGACGGCGTGCTGGCCGGCGGCAAGGGCGCCCAGGATGACGTCTTCGCCACCCTGCTGGTGTGGCACATCGACACGGGAGAATATGCGCGCGCCCTGGTCATGGCCGAATACGCGCTGGCGCACAAATTCACCCTGCCCGACACCTACAGCCGCGACATCGCCACCCTGATGCTGGACGAGTTCGCCGAAGGCTACCTGCACGGCAAGCTGGCCGCCGATCCGCAGCATGCGGCCCAGGTGCTGGGCGCCGTCGAAGAACTGACGGCCGCCAGCGACGCGCCCGACCAGGCGCGCGCCAAGCTGCACAAGGCCATCGGCCTGGCCATGGTCGCCGTGCTCGATCAGGCCGACGATACCGACATCGCCCCGGCGCTGGTGGCGCAGGCGGAAACGGCCATGGGCCATTTGAGGCGCGCCCGCGCGCTGTCAGAGTCCTGCGGCGTCAAGAAAGATATGGAACGGCTGGAGCGGCGCCTCAAGCGCGCGGCCGGTTCCACGTAAAGAGCATCCCCCGCAGCACGGCGGCACGGGGGGATTCTGGCTAATTCATTTGCCTGATGAACCCCGTCCACCGCCCACTTTTGAAAGCGTCCCGTATGTCCTTCATGGCCCTGCCCCCGTCCATTCCGCCCGACACCACGCCCGCGCCGCCAGCACCGGCCGCCGGCATCATCGAGAACGACGGCTGGTTTCCCGACATCCTGCTCACCGATATGCGCGACGCCATGCGCTTGGATGGCACCGTCACCGACGCGCGCCTGGTGCAAGCCGTCGTCGATGCCATCCTGCAGGTCAACCGCGAGCTGGCCGAGTGGCAGGGCAAGCAGGCCGCTGCCGGTATCGCCTCCCTGGTGGACGTGCCGGCCACGCGCATCAACCGCGAGTCCCGCTTGCTGGCGCAGTACCGGCGCGCCGTCTACAGCACGGCGAAAGCGGATCTGATCGAGCGTTACCGCGACTACGACAGCACGGCCACCTCCGTCAGCGACAAGAAAAGCATGGAGTGGCTGGACGAGGCACCCGGCGCGCAGCGGCGCAATGCGCAATGGGCCATCGCCGATATCGTCGGCCGCACGCACCTCACCGTGGAACTGATCTGATGCAGGTGCGCACGCGGCAGCACGACACGGTAGACGCCCTGGTGTGGCGCTACCTGGGCGACGGCGCGGGATACGTCGAGCAAACCCTGGAAATGAATCCCGCGCTGGCGCGCCACGGCGCCGTGCTGCCTGCTGGCCTGGTCGTCACCCTGCCCGAGCCAGCGCCCAGCACGGCCAAAACTGCGGACATCGTGCAGCTATGGGATTAACGCAGCAATCCACCTTTTATTCATCATGAAAAATCTGTCACACCTCACCCCGGAGAATCAAGCAATGTCCGCAGAATCGTTTGGTGGTTTCGCCACCCTGGTCAAACTGTACGGCTTCAAGGCGGCGCTGGGCATGGTCGGCGCGGCCATGCTGTACATCGTGCTGCCACCGCTGAATAGCGACGGCACCTTCAACAAGGGCGAATTCGTCGCCCGCCTGGCCTGCGCGGGCGTGTTCTCGTGCCTGCTGGGCGGCACCGTGTACCAGCTGCTGTGCGCCCAGCTCCCTGCCATCGGCGCCATGGTCAACGCCTCCGCCATCGACCTGATCGTGGGCGCGCCCGGCTGGTGGGTTTCGCGCGCCGTGGCCCTGTGGTTCCAGCGCCGCAGCGACAAGGACATCGCCGAGCTGGTCAAAGACGCGAAGGAACACTGATGGCCACCACCGACAATCCACTGATCGCGCGCGTCATCGACGCCATCCTGCGCGCCGAAGGCGGCTACGTGAACGACCCGGCCGACAAAGGCGGCGAAACCAACTTCGGCATCACCGTGGCCGTGGCGCGCGCCAACGGCTATCAAGGCCCGATGCGCGATCTGCCCGTAGCCGTAGCACGGGCCATCTACACGGCGCGCTACATCACGGAACCGAAGTTCGACCAGGTGCTGGCCCTGCATGCCGGCATCGGCGCCGAGCTGATCGACACGGGCGTGAACATGGGGCCGCATCGCGCCGCCGAGTTCCTGCAGCGCTGGCTGAACGGTTTCAACGACACGGGCGCCCGCTATCCCGCCCTGTTCGTCGACGGCCGCCTGGGCACGCAGTCGCTGGGCGCTCTTGCATCCTTCCTGACATGGCGCGGCCAGGACGGCGCCGCCGTGCTGCTGCGCGCCCTGAACGGCCTGCAGGCGGCGCGCTACCTGGAAATCACCGAAGCCAACAAGACCCAGCGCCGTTTTCTGTTCGGCTGGATCAAGGAACGGGTGGCCATGTGACCACGACCACCTGGCGCCCGCTTGCCGCTGTTCTCGTGTGCGGCGCCATCGCGGGCTGGACGGCGCAGGGCTGGCGCAAGGATGCCAGCATCGCCGAACTGCAGCGCGCAGCGGCCACCAGCAAAACCACCGCCGCCACCGCGCTGGCCCAAGCCACCGCCCGCGTGCTGACGCTGGAGCGCGCGGCCGGCGCCGCCCTGGCGCAGCGCGCCGACCACCTCACCCAGGAGCAAACCCATGCGAAAACTGAGCGTAACCGTTTCAATGCTGACGTGCGCAGCGGTGCTGTGCGCCTGTCAATCCCCGTCACCAGCGGCCAGTGCGCCGCAAGCGCAGATACCGCCACTGCCGCAGACCATCGGCACCAAGCGCGCGCCGAACTTGACCCAGCGACTGCGGCAGCTCTTGATGCCATTGCCGGCGACGGCGACGACGCCACCCGCCAGCTGAACGCCTGCATCGACGCCTACAACACCGTGCGAGACACCTACCATGTACAAACCGAATAGCCTGCGCCAGCACCTGGCCGCCGCCATCCCCGACCTGCAGCGCGATCCCGACCGCCTGCTGGTCTTCGCCGACGAAGGCAACGTCGTGGCGAGTGCCACCGCCTCGCTCTCCTTCGAATACCGTTTCAAGCTCAACCTGATCGTCACCGATTACGCGGGCGACGCCGACGCCATCATGGT